AAAATGAATAGGTCTCCATCCTTTATCAGTTACACATTCAAGATTTACACCTTTATCAATAATATATCTTATCATTTCTGGAGTTGAGTATCTACATATAAAATGAATAGGTCTCCATCCTTTATCAGTTACACATTCAAGATCAACTCCTTTATCAATAATATATCTTATCATTTCTGGAGTTGAGTATTCATACATTTTGTAATCCCCTAATAAAATTATCTTATTAATTTCAACTGTGGTACATCCTTTAATTGTCCTTTCTAATAATTGGCTATCTGGAGTTATTTTTGATAATTCATTAATAAATGTATCATATGGTGATATATAATTTGCTACTTTAGACATAATTTAATGATATCAATATGTAAAGTATGATATTTATTGATTTTCCTTATCAATTTTTTATAACTGATATTTAATAAAAATTGAATATATTAGAGTTTATAAATTTATAATTATACCCATCTAATAATTATATTTTTGGATGGATATATTAAAAAGAGATGGTTATTTACCTCCTGAAATAGAAGAAGGTAATATAGAATATAAAAGACACCTTGATCATGTAAAACTTACAGACCATAAATATAAAAAATTATCATCACAACTTTTATGGAGAATAGATCAAAATGTAAGGAGGGGATTACAATCAGAAGCCATATATTATATAGGAATAGATGATAATGGATATATATCAGGAATTGATCTGGATCAGATTATTGATTCTATTACAATGTTAAAAAGTATAGCACACAATGCTAATCCAAATATTAAAATAATATCTGAAAATATACATACATTTGATAATGGAGTTGTAGCAGAAATAATTTTACGTATTATGGATAATGTTAAAAAAGATGAGAAGAGAATATGTCTTCTTGGAGATACTAATTCAGGAAAATCTACTTTAATTAGTGTATTATGTTACAATATTCCAGATAATGGAAATGGTAGTAGTCGTAATTATATATTTAAACATGATCATGAATTGGAAAATGGTCTTACATCATCAATAAAGCATGATATTGTGGGTATTAAAGGAGGTACCTTAATAAATTACAGTACAGACATGATAAAAACATGGAAAGATATAGTGAAAAAATCAGATACTATAATTGAGCTAATCGATCTCCCAGGGCATTCAAAGTATTACAAAACATTAATATATGGTCTATCCGCTTCAAATTACGATTTAGTTTTGATAGTTATAGATATTAGTAATGATAATGGAGATAATGGGGAATATTATAAAAATATATGCAACATGCTAAATATCCCATATAAAATAATTTACACAAAAATAGATTTAATAGACAATCCCATAAATGATAACCAATCCATATATATATCAAATGTAAATAAGAGTGGATTTAGTAATTTAATATCCTTTTTAGATAAAATTAATAAAAATATACCAAATAATCGGACAAATGGCCAAATAAATGATAAAATAGATTGCCAAGTAGATAGTAAAATGGATTGCAAAATAGAATTTATAATAAACGAAGTATTTAATATATCAGATGTGGGGATAGTTGTTGCTGGTATTTTAAATAGTGGTAAAATTATGATACATGATAAGTTACTAATTGGACCTATTCAAAATAAATTTATAAATGTTTCTATAATATCAATACATAGAAAACAGATATCTTCAAAATACATCACAAAGGGAGAATCTGGATCGCTTGTATTACAATATAAATCAAACATACCCATAAATAATAATATGGTAATTATATCAGAAAATATGATAAATAATTATATATTAGAATTTTATGTTAAATTATATCAACAGACTAATATACATAATTTGTATTTGATAGTTAATATAGGGAATGTATGTGCAAAAGTATTATTTCTTAACATAAGAGACAATACATTTTATAAATGTATATTTAGCGACGGAAACCCAAGATATATCGCTGATAATAAAAAAATAATAATTCGATATATTAGTATAATATTTGGAGATGTATTAGTAAAGATTAATAATATCTAAAGTATCCATGATAATATATTTTTCTTTATTAGTTATTGTAGGATAATTTTTAATATTATGTATCATATCTAAGCATTCTTTTGCCTTTTCAGGGACTAATTTAAAAAATAACTTTCCTACCGTATTCATAAGTGTGCACATTATATCAATTATATATGGTTTATTAAGTGTTGCTTTCATAAATACTAATAAAAAACATCCATTTATGATATTACTTGTCAATAATTTATTGTTATATAATTCACCGATAAATGATATAAATCCGATAACTTCTTCTTTTCTATGAAAAGATTTACTAGCTATTCCTTGTCCTAATTCACATTTTAATGATACAGATTCTTCAAATACTTCTTGACATTTATTAATTAATAATTCTCGAAAATGCACTCTTATTCCATCATGTTCTATATAATATGATGCGAGGGATTTTGATAATTTTGCATAAAGAGAAGAATATTTGATCTCAATTTTTGCTTTATCAAATATAGCATCTGTTAAAGCGACGAGATGTTCTTTACTTACTATATTTAAATCAATCAAATTATCTACTAATTGATCAAAATTGCTATCTGATAACTTATTTAATATACTTCTAAAATCGGAATATAATTTTTCATTTTCATCTTGGCTAATTTTTCTGGATGTTAGCCAATTATTAGGTTCCTTTAATTTTTTCCACTTATTATTATACTTTGGATGTTTTTTTATAGTTGATATATAATTATATAATTCTGGAAGAATATCTTTATTTGTATGTTTATAACAAAGAAACTCTTTGAAATTTATACCATTTCCATCTTCCATAATAAATAAATATATATAATTAAGTTTAAGTGATTTGTTAAGCTTTTTCGAATAGATAAAATCTGTTTAAAGAGGCTACTTTATATGTAGCATTTTTTAAATCATTATCCTTTTCATACAAATTTCCTGCATTTTGTAAAAATGCTCTAGTCTTTACATTTGCCTCATACTTTACATAATTTTCAAAATATTCTTTATGATTATCATACTCGTCTTTTATTAGTATAGTATCAACGAGATGTAAGTTACATTTTTTCTTAAATTCACTTATTAAGAATTTTTTATTAACAAGATATTCTGCTTCATATTTTCCATCTTGATGTTCGGTTGCATTATGAACTTCTATCATATTTCCCAACCCTCCAATAGTATCATATTTTTTAACAATATGTAAAAATGTTATATTATTGCCATTATTATCTGTATATGATATAGTATAATTATCTTTTCCTTTAAGATTGTTATTAATAATATCACCATCCATAGTAGTTATTAACATCATTCCACCTTTTTTAAGATTGTTATTTATATTATTTATAAAATTATTCCATGATATAGAGTTTTTAAGGAATTTACTAATTGAAAATTGGCAACTAATTCTTTCAAATTTAAATTTATTTTTTGGGTTAAAATATTTATCCAATATCCTTTTATTATGCACAGTTATATTTCCTAATGCTCTCTCTTGGTTATCATAATCTAATCCTGTACTTACATCTGCATGCAAAAATCCCATTGATGGAAAATTAACATGAGTATTTTTAAGCTGATTATATCTAGATATCGCTCCATTTATAGGAGTTGTAAGACTAGCTTCATCTATATCAACACCTATATATAATGATGTTTTTGTATAATAATATTTCATTATGTCATCTCCTCTACCACAACCAATATCAAGTACACTGGGACCACTAGTCTTATCTGGTGTTAAATAATTTTTATACATTGGGTTACAATATTCATAAATTGTTGCACTTTTAATCCAATCATAATATCTTTTTAACTGCAATCCAATTGTTCTTGACTTTTTATAGAATTGATTATCCTGTAATTCTGTCATAATTATACTATGATCAATTTTACTTTTTAGTAGACCGAAATGTTTTCTATACATATTATTATCAGATAAAGTATCAAAATCAGACATTAATATAGGATTTTTTATACTATTCCATATTTTATCAGCTATGTCTATATAATTTCCATAATTTTTCTTATATTTATGAACATTTTCAGTTTTATCATGGCGCGTCTTCATAGGTATCCATCTATAATATTCTGGTATATTAGGATCATTATTATAATAAAATTCGACTACTGTGTTATCTTGTATAATATTACCTTCAATATCTCTTATTTCTCCATTTTCAACAAATATGTGTGCAATATACCTATTTTCATTTTCTCTAAATAGTACAGGTACTTCATCATCCTTGTATCGCGCCCCAACATGCATATGTATAACTTTGTATAATTTTGATTTAACATAGTCATCTTGTGAATTATCATATAATGTCAATATTTTCCCATCATTATTCCTTTCAAATGTTATATAAAAATCAATCGAATTTTTACTAGGTGGTTTCCATTTATAATCCATATATGTAGAATTTTGTTTTGATATAATATATTTTTGATCAACAGGTTGATATATTAACCCATCAAGTATATATGGACAATTTACATCATTATTTAATGTATAATTATTCCATAATAGTGTTGAATATATAAATATTTCATTATCAGATCCTCCAAGAGGAAATATAAAATATTTCCTTCTTATTAATGGTAATGAGGATTCTATACTAAGATCATGGTTTAAATTATCCATATATACCTTAATATCTTTATTATAATGGCTCATTATTTTATCCTTATCAAAATTCCCAGAATATATATTTACTGATGATCCCTTATGACCTTTTAATACAAATGCATTTTTTATTATCTTATCTGCTTCTTCCAGCCTTTTTAATAGACTATTTTCATTTCTTAAATCTTTTCCCATAGAAAATAAACAATCAAATACAGCATACAAATATATATTTTTGCCTTTTACAAATATATATTCTCCATCTAATATTGTATTGTTATATTTTGAATCTTTTAGAGTTATACCTGTATATTTTACATGATGATTACTTGATATCATATATACTTCTTTACCTATTATAATAAGAAAGAATCTTTCTCCATCTGCTTTATCTGTAACAGCATAATTATTAGGTAATTTTGATACAACATGTTGTATTTCTAATGATACTGGTTTTCTTCCAGCTAGTGTTCTTCTCTTTTGTAAATTTACAGATAATATATTTGCATATGCATCTAATATCTTTTTTTCTGTAGTTTTTGATATTATATAATTACTTTGCTGTATATATTTTAGTAATTTTGTTACATATGTATATGCTGTATTAAGATATTTAATATCTGGTTTATCTTTTTTAGCGCTAATTTCTAATTCTAACTCATAAAGTGGTATAGTATTATGAATATTGTTTATATTTTTTGACATTTTAACATTTGTAATATCTATTCTTATAATTACATCCTTATTATCTTCAATTATAACCGATACACGTTGCTTATATCTAAAGGATATATTATTTGCATTATCTCTACTTATACCCTTAATTACTGTATAATCATCTTTTGATAATTTAGATTCATCAGACAATCTGATTCTAATATTAAAATCATCAATATCAACAATATTTTTAATACTTTTAGTTTTTTTAATAACATCTATGAATTCTTTATTTTTCTGCATTTTAACCAATTGTTTTAGTATAACATAATTGTTTCTCATATTGAACATATTCATATACTTATTTATATTAGCCAATCCTGATACTGTTGCACGATAATTATTATCACTTTTTTTATCACTATATGCAACATCTAACGATGTATTCGATACTAATTTCAATTTTGAGCTATCAGAAATATATTTTAAATAACCTAACAACTTTATAAAATGTTCTGAATTCATACTTGCTAAAGGATTCCCTTTTTCTCTATAAAATATAAATTCAAATTCAGTATCCTTTTTACATTTTTTATATAATCCCTTAATATCATCAGATGTTTCTTTCTTTAATAATGCATCAAAAGTCATTATTATAACCTATATTATATATTATCAAGTTATTTATTTATATTTGTCAATTTTTTTCAATAATATACGTAACTAGTTGTAATCTAAAAAATTGACAAATATAATATAAAAATCAGCAGTGTATATATATACATCCATACACATGCCTAATATTAATGATATTGAAGATGATTATGTACCGATTATATATAAATTACCTGATACAGATGAAGATATATTTAAATCTGATATTGATCCCAGATTTGGATATAATTTAGCTATGCCGCGTATATCATTAGGTTTTCACCATTTTATACATCAAAGCAGAGGTAATATGGATGTTACACAACAATTTAAGAATAAAAAAAAAATTTATTATGTTTTTAGCAGATTTGAAAAAGATGTTGATGAGTATGATGATGATTTACATCAGCTATCTATTAGATATTTTGGCCTTAATAACAAACCTGATATAATATCTAGAGCATTCTATAAATTATGGGAATTATTTTTTCTTTTTGACCTAATTCCAACTGATAAATCCAATATAACAACTGCTCATTTATGTGAGGGGCCAGGAGCATTTGTTCAAGCAACTCTATTATATAGAGATATGTATTCTAAAAAAGGTACCACGTCAAAAGATACATATCATTGTATTACATTACATAATGATAGTAAAAATATACCAAAAATAAAATCAGATTTTACTTCTTACTATGATAAGGAAAAACCTAAACGTGTATATGTACATAAAACTTATCCTAGAAAAGTAGCAGATAGATCAAAATATAAAGATTGTGGGGATATAACTACCTTAAAAACCATATATAACTTTTCAAACAATTTTAAAAATCGCAAGGCCCATCTTGTTACTGCTGATGGTGGTTTTGAATGGCATAATGAGAGTTTACAAGAGCAAGAAATATATGCATTATTTGTAGGAGAAATTTTAACTGCTGTTAATATACAAGCAGATGGAGGGCATTTTGTACTAAAAATATATGAAACATTTACAACTATAACAATAAAATTATTATGTGTCCTTAAATCTTTCTATAAAGATATATATATTACAAAACCCTTGACTAGTAGAAAATCAAACTCTGAAAAATATATCATATGCTCACATTTTATTAGAAGTAAAGATCATGATAAAAAGGTTAAAACACTAGAAAATCTACTTAAAAGTATGATGACAAATATAAATTTCATAACTGATATATTTACAGATTTTATAGTAAATGATGATTTTGAAAGGGCTGTAACTACTATGAATAATAATGTATCTAATAGACAATTTCAAAATATTAATCAAATAATTACATTTATTAATAGACAAAATTATAGAGGAGCTGAATATAACAAAAGAAGGAATATGCAGATAGAATCAACAAAATATTGGGAATCTAATTTCTTTCCACCTATAGAAAATTTTAATAATAAAAAAACAGAAATGACTGAATTCAAAAATAATATAATAACCTATCTAAAATAGTTTATTTTTAATCTATAATACTAGACAATTCTGGATATATTGGATTAAAATATTCTCTAATTTTTGCCTTTGATTTATCAGACAATTTATCTTTTAGTTTATCTAGCAAATATGTTACTTTTTGCATTTTATTTTCACTAAATACAAAATACTCATTAAATGATACATTTCTACAAAAATCATTCATCGGTGACTGATCATCCAATTCATAATTATTAGGATAACCGCAATCTACCAATTTTGTAAATATTTCATAATTAAATTTATTAAAAATAATCCACAAATAATTATCAGATGGTAAAATTATATTATTATTATTTAACAATAATAATAATAGTTGGTTATATATGTCAGGAACTGGAACATAGTATACAGACATTTGTATTATTATACTAATTATTGTCAATTCCCTTACATACATGTGTCTAAAACCATAAAGATATTTTTTATTGATATTTTCTTCACTTATCTTTCCAGCCAAATATAATAAATAGTTGTCATCCTCTTTATTATCTTTATTTTTGAAACAATTAATTAAAGCATCTTCTGGAGATATTATACTATCTGCAACTTTTGACATAGTGTAGGTTTTACATATATGTAATAAATATGTATAAGCATGTTTGTTTCAATTTTTTTTATAAATTAATTGTGTTGTATACTAACAATTCCTACATATATTACAACCACATCCACCAGATGCAAGTACACACAAAAATATAAATATAAATCCACAACAAGCTGAAAATATTATAATAAATATTATTGATTCAGTATCTGACATACTTGTTAAACTATCTGCATAATATGATAGGTTATCTATTATTACTTGAATTTTTGTTCTGTTAAGAATATCCTTACATAACTCAAAATTAACAATTATAGGTCCTCCTATCTTATTTTCATTAATTATACATATTGTTTTATTTAAACTTTCATTCGTCACATTATAAATTGTATTTCTTGAATAACTATTTCTTTCGATAGTTTTATTATTGTACAAAATACTTTTAAAATAACTACCTGAATGTAGACAATATGTACCAGTTGTATAATTTTTTAGTGGTATAATTTCATTTTGTTTGCTCCATAAGATAAATGTTTGTTGGTTTGAATATACCACATATAATAGGAAGAATAATGCAAATATATATTTATTCATAATATACGGGACTATAATCTAGTACATTACTTTAACAATTTACATTATAGATTTCAATTTTTATCGAATATATGAATTTTTAATGCTTTCTATGAAAAAAAATTGATAAATATACATATTGATGGTATAACATACAATTATATGTATTATTAATTATAGTGTATCAATGGGAATTAACAATTTAGGAATTTTAATAAAATACAAGTCTCCTAGCAGTATTACATATAAAAATCATGAATATTTTAAAGGGATGAAAATCGGATTTGACACCTCAATATACATATATAAATATGTTACAGCTATAAGAGGGTCAGGTTATGATTTAACAACTAAAGATGGAAAATTAATATCACATATTTATGGAATATGGAGTAAGATTTTGAGTAATTTAAAGAATGGTATTGAATCTGTATGGATATTTGATGGAGAACCACCAAATATAAAACAAAATATAATTAAATCACGCCGTAAAAAAAAACATGTTGCAAAGCATAAATTGCAAACAGGATGCTTTAAAGATGAATATGAAAGGCAAATATTATCAAAAAGTTCATTTAATATTAAAAATGAACATATAGCTGATATATCTAAATTATTATCACTTATAGGTATTCCTTTCATTCAATCAATTGGTGAAGCAGAGGCTCAATGTGTTGCTTTAAATAAAGCAGGTAAAATTGATGGGATTGCGAGTGAGGATTGGGATGTATTAGCGTTAGGTGGTAAATTACTCTTAAAGGATTTTACAGGTAAAAAATTAGTAAAATCAATAAATCGCGATGCATTATTAGGAGATTTAGATTTAACTTATGAGCAATTTATAGAATTATGTATAATAATGGGAACAGATTATTGTAGTGGTATAGGTAATTTAGGTCCAGTAAAAGCATATGAAGAATATATAAATTGTGGAAAATCCATCGAAAAATTAGTTAAATGTTTTAAAAAAAGAGGAAGATATAAAATACCTCATAACTTTTTAGAACAAGCTGAAATAATAAAGAATTACTATATCAATGTGGATGTATTGGATCCTTGTGATCCGGCTATAGATTATACATGGAAAAAACCTGATAGAGATGGTCTAGAAGAATATTTAATAGATGAATTAGGTATGAATAGAGAAAGAACATTACAAAATATCAATATGATCATGAAAATATATGAAGAATATCGATTAAATAATAAATTATCTGGTGGATTTCGCGTAAATAATTATAATAAATTTAAGTTAAAATTAGGTAATACTGATATTGATATTGATGATATAGAAGATAGATATAGCATCAATATTAAAGAGTTATCAGAACCACCAAGATATTAATAATAATAATAATATTTTTTTATAATTTTTGTAAATCATCCAAATCATTATTTTCCACAGGGAAATCTTCTTGGTTATCTTGTTGATAATCTTGTTGATAATCTTGTTGATAATCTTCAGGATCTGTATTTGAATAATTTTGTTGTGGTACTAATGGATGTATAGAACCCATATTATCATTTGGAGAATATTGTAAATTATTATATTCTAATTTATTATCTGTGGTATCTATAACATACCATTTATAAATAAAATAACCTAAAACCAGAGTTGCTAATATTATAACTATGTACATATATTTTGTCTTAAAATTATATCCAAATATAGTCGTAGTTCCACTTAAAGTACTAGGCATATTTATTTTAATAGGATTTTGCAATCCTCCAATATGTTGTTGTGGAATATTTGGTTGTTGTGGAATATTCGGTTGTTGTGGAATATTCGGTTGTTGTGGAATATTCGGTTGTTGTGGAATATTCGGTTGTTGTGGAATATTTATATTTGATGGAATTAAGTTACTCATATGATACTTCACTTGTATAATTTATTATATACTTTTGAACACATTATCTATTTTTTCATATAATTTTTCAATTGATGAGTCATTAGTCATGTTAAAATCTATATTTTTGAGTTTATATATATCAGTTTCAGATTCATGCAAATCATCAAGTGATAATGAAGGTCTATTTAATTGGATAACATATCCCCCAGTACTATGTATCATATCAATTTCATTTTGAAAGCGTACATCAGCTATAGTAATATTTATGTTATTTTTAAGATAATTTTCGCATTGATATTGTAATGATCTTACCCAAAAATCTTCACCAATATTTGGTATTATATTACCTATCTGTTTTCTAAACAAATCTGTACCAACATATTGTAACACTTTTCTTGGAGAAGCACCCCATCTATTATCAATGTCTTCTTTTGTATCACCATAAAGTTGATCATCACTAAAACCAAATAATATCTTACATGCATCTTTTATGGGTTTTGCAAATGATAATTTTACAAATTTATATTTATCAACTAAATAGTCAGCACATGTATCTTTTCCAGATCTTTTTATTCCAGATATTCCTATAATCATATATTATTGAATAATATGAAATAATATTCTTTATATATATTTTGGCTATCAATTTTATTATATTTTAATAAAATTGATATTAAATACATAAATGAACACTTATATTAATAAATTAATATATATACTATTTGAAATATATGGATTTTAAAGATATATTTTGTCTTGATAGTGATGAACTTGTTCCTAATATAACAAATACAAAAAGTAAATCAAATAAGCCATGGATTGAAAAATATAGACCCAAAACACTTGATGATATAATAGACCAAGATGATATTGTTAAGATGTTAAAAAATACAGTAGAAACTGGAAATCTTCCGCATTTATTATTTCATGGTCCAGCTGGAACTGGTAAAACTAGCACAATATTGGCTGTTGCAAGAGAATTATTTGGACCTAAGGTATACAGGAAAAGAATTATTGAACTTAATGCATCAGATGAAAGAGGTATAAATATAGTAAGAAAAAAAATAGTAAAATTTGCTAAAATGAAACCTTGTTCAAGTGATAAAGATTACAAAAAAGTATCATATAAAATAATAATATTAGATGAAGCGGATGCAATGACTACAGAAGCACAATCTGCTTTAAGAAAAGTAATGGAAGATTATTCAGAAATTACAAGATTCTGTTTTATATGTAATTACATAAATAAGATAATTGATCCTATAAATTCAAGATGTGTGAAATATAGGTTTAAATCAATGAGAAAAAAAGATATGTTTGGGAAATTAAAAGATATTTCAGTAGCTGAAAATATAAATATTGATAATAATGCTATAAAAGAGATTATTCATATGGGAAGAGGAGATATGAGAAAATCTATAATGTATCTTCAAAATTCCAAATATATCGAGTCAGATAAAATATCAATTGATAATATTAGGGATATTACTGGTTATATACCAGAAAATATTACAAAAAATATTAATAAAATATGTATGTATGCAACAGAATTAAATATTAAAAATGTACATAATTTAACAAATATAATTTATAAAAGAGGATATCCTATAGAGAATATACTATATCAATTAAACGATATAGTATTAATGTCACATATATCAGATATTTCTAAGAGTATGATTTTTATAAAAATGGCAGATACAGATAGAAAATTAGTAGATGGTGCTGATGAATATTTACAATTACTAGATATTCTTAGTTACATACATAATATAAGTATAAATAATAAAAATTGATAAATTAATATAAAATGTATTATTATCTACATAATATAATAATACATGTTTAATATAGATAACAGAGAAATTAATATATTTTTAGATAAATATGGGAACTTTTATCTTGATGATTCTGGGATATACTATCAGTTAAATATTGATGCGAAAAATAATCCTTATTTGGAAAAATATAATTATAAAATATTAAATGATACATCATCTGAATATTATAGTAGCAAAAATAAATTCAAAAAAAATATAAAATTATTTCCATGTAAAAATGATAAAGAATATATAATATTAGACGATACAACAAATAGTGATGATAATCTATATTATCCAGATATAGAAGACAAATATGGATATCATAATAAGCCATTTAAAATATATATTAAATTAGATAATATCAAAATTTATGATATAGAAGATTCTGATATATGTGCTCTTTATGATATAATATTGTATAAAAATGATAGTATTATATTAATAAGTAGATCATATGATGAGTCATCTGTATATGAAATTTTGATATATGATGATAATATTATTGAGTTTAAATTATTAGGTGATAAAAAAAAATATTATAATATTATTTCTTGTGAAGGAAATCTATGTCTGAATCAAGTAGATTCACCTTAGCTTCCTTTATATTTGTAATAGTATTATTATCATAATTATTTTCAGATACGTCTTTAATTACAGGTTTTAATTTTATATTAAGAAGATCTTGTAAAGATGGAACAAATGGAGATATATTTGATGATGAACTATTACTAGGTTGATTATTTGATTTATTATTATATACTGAATTGGTAATCAGTTTAGGTGGTGGGGGAATATTAGTAGTAGTTATATTAGGAATATTATTATTATATTGTGAGTTATTACAATAATGTGTTCTAATATTATTTGGACAATATAGACAATGGTAACATTCATTAATATATTCTTTAGAATAATCATCATCATCATCCGAATCACTAAATGCATATAATGTAAAATCATATGTAGGATATATCTTCATCTGTTTTATATTCCAATTAAAACCAATTTTTCCATTATTTATCCATATATCTGATAACTCTATAAATGCAGAAATATTAGTACCACTTGTAAGTTTATTAATATTAACTCTTTTTTTGTTCATATATATACCAAAGTTGAATTCATAACAATTATTTATTTTTGTAAATGGCATCTTTATGTTAAGAATCTCTGGAAAATTTTTATAAATTTTTTTAATAGAAAATATATTTTCCATCTTTATATTTATATCTTTAATAATCCTTCTTTCTAATCTTTTGATATATAACTTAAATTTTTTAATATTTTTATCTGATGATCTAAGTAATACACTTAATCGAATTGACTTTTTAATTTTGTAATTTATAGGCAATGTATCTCTGAATATTTGTAATTTTGGTGTTTTTATAATATATTTTTGTAATAATCCTATATTATTATTATAAACTGATATTATTTGGTAAATATTATTTTTGATATTATCAGAATCTATAAATAATCCTTCTAAATTATCTGTATTGTAATCTGTAACTAATTGACTTATATCTGCCATATATGATTATATTAGTAATATCTATTTATGGTTAGTTATGAATATTTATTTATCAAATTTTTTTCATACGTTTAATATGTCAGATATAAATTCTTTGTATTTATATATGGAATTAATTGATAAATACCCCAAAACAGAAGATCAAGCAAAAAAACATAATTATAAATATTGGAACACACAACCAGTTGTTAAATTACAAGAGATTATTGGGAGAGAAGGTTATATAAACAATAATTTGGAACCATTTGATAGTGTAGCTATTAATAATAAAGCATATATTAAATTAGATGATAGAGATTATAAAAATATATCAAAATTTATTTCTAATACATACAAGCAAGATACAATTTATAATTATTATGAATATTACACAGCAGATCAAATAAAATATATACTTGATTCTTCAAATGATAGTATATGTTTTAGTGTTAGATCAACAGATAATGATATAATATTAGGTGTTGTTATGGTTAATATTAGAGATTACCAAGTTAGCACATCTCCTATAAAAATTGCTGATGTCAAATTTTTCTCTGTACTTAAAAAATTAAGAGGAAAACATATCGGAACTATAATGATCAAACAATTAACTAATTTACTCTTAGAAAAAAAAGTAATAACTGCGACATTCAAAACTATAAATTATATTCCAAAGCCATTTTGTTCGAGTAGACTATATCATCGTGCATTGAACGTAAAAAAATTGATTGAAACAGATTTCACAGAATTAGATAATTCTGTAAAAATTAAAAATGTAGAAGAAGCATTAGCCCTTCCGTCTAATACATCAATTAATATCTCTATATTAGATAATTCACATGAAGAAGATATTATTAAATCACATAATCTTTTGAGTAGTTATATGAAAAGATTCAGTTTTCATCCAAATATTACATTGGATGATTTCAAAAAAACATTTTTAAATAATAAATACATTACATCATATATAATTAGAGATGATAATGAAGATATTGTTGATTTTTGTAGTACTCAGAGAGTGATATATAATGTTAAAAATTGCAATAAAGCAATATATAGCTGTAAATTATATTATTCTACAGCATTTGAGTACACACCATACAATATAATATATAATCTATTAATATTGGCAAAAAATAGAGGATATTATGTTTTTAGTGCGTATGATATTATGAATATAGAACATGTACTATTTGATCTTGATTTTGTTGAGGGAAAAGATGTACTTAATTACAATATGTATAATTATAAATTAAGAGATATGGAAAAGAAGCAAATATGTTCACTTTAGTATCTTATTAGGCATATACTATAGTAGATTTCCCCCCTAATTGTTTTTGATCTGAGTACATGATTTACATATTTTAGAGATTTTCTGATAATATGTAAAATATATTTTTTTTTAATAGTATTATTTGGTGATGTGCTATCAATGGATAGATTTAATCCGAACACATCTTTGAATTTATCTGCATATTCTCGTACAAGATTACAATTATATTTTTTATTTTTAATAAGATCTCTCTCACTTATATATCTAAATTTTGTTAATTCACGCAGAGAATCTTTTCCTGTTAATTTTAGCCATTTGTTTATAAATTCTAGAAGAAGATCAAATTTATCCTGTTTAAGAGACATGATCATATCATTAATTTTTTCCATTCTACGTTTCAATGATAGAGAACTATCATTTACTATTGTATCCATTATGGTATATATTTATATTAATTATCTATTAACTATTATATTATCAACTTTTTTGTATTTTGATATTATACTATCAGATGGGAGATATTATAAAATCTAAAAATGATTCAAGAAATTATAATCATATCAATTTGCCAAATGGAATTAAAGTAATTATTATAATTGATAACAATTCCCAAAAATCAGCTGTATCTATGGCCATAAATACTGGATATTATGAAGATCCTGACAATTACCAAGGTCTAGCTCATTTCTTAGAACATATGCTTTTTATGGGTACATCAAAATACCCATCTGTTGATTATTTTATGAAATTTATAAATACACATGGAGGGAGTACAAATGCCTATACAAGTCATAATATTACAAATTATTATTATGATGTATTACCCGAATACTTGGATCAGTCTCTTGATATATTTTCACAATTTTTTATAAACCCATTATTTAATGTAGATACTGTAAATAAAGAGATAGATGCAGTCAATTCAGAACATAATAAAAATATTCAATCTCCATCATGGAGATTAATGCGAATGATTAAGGAATTGGCTAATAAGGATAGTTTATATCATAAATTTGGGACAGGAAATAAAGAAACGCTTAAAAAATCTGATATAAGGGAAAAATTAATAGATTTTTACAACAAAAACTACATTCCAAAAAATATGACACTAGTTATTCTAACTAATTTACCATATGATAATGTAATAAACAGCATACATAATAAATTTAATAAAATTGGTCAAAATAATAATACCAACAATAATAATACCAGCAATGCCATTACCTATATACCACCATTCAATTTTAAAGGTAATAATGATATCATGTGTCAAAAATATGTATTAGCAGATTCATCAGATAATAGAGATATATTATATTTATTATATCCAGTTGATAATATAAAAGAGCATTTTGTGTATAAACCATATGAATATATTAATATCCTTATTAGTAATAAAGGAAATAATACTCCTATACATATATTAAAATCTATCGGGTTTGTAAACAGAATATCATTTCAGATATTTGACAGTGATGATTATGTAAATATTATAGGAATGGTTATAGAATTAACAGATAAAGGATGTAATAATATTAATTATATCAGTAATTTAATACATGATTATATTGAATATATATTAAATAAACCACTTGATTATGTATTTTATGATATGAAGGAAATAAATGATATTGAGTTTAAATACATCCAACAAGATTCTCCTATGGATACTGTTGTAAATATAAATGCAAATATGGATATTTATCCGATAGAATATGTGTTATATGGTCCATATTACTATAAAGATTTTAGATATGATATAATAAAAAATATAATTAGTAAGTTAACAAGGAACAATTGTATTATTATTTTAAGTTCTAATAAAAATACTGAATTTAATAATACAGAAATGTGGTATGGTATAAAATATTCATTAATTAATACACCACCTTTTATAAAATCAGATATAAATATTGTATACTCTTTACCTAAAAAAAATATATATATACCAAAACTAAATAGTATTACAACAGTTAGTAGTGATATAAGTCCGATTAAAATTTATGATAATTTTAATATTTATTATAGACGAAGTTCTTTTGATGTTGATAGAGTAGTTATGGGATGGAATATGTACAATAATTATATTTATTCTTCATTGCACAATTATACAGCATGTATACTATTTGTAAATATATTATCTGATATGCTTGAACAGGATATATATTATGCAAATTTAGCAAATACATATTTTGGCATAGATATCAAACAGAATACTCTCAGTATGTATATTAATACATATAGTTCAAATTTAGACAAAATATTACAGTATTTAATAGATATAATATATGAAAAAGTAATAGATGAAGATGTTTTTAATAGAACAAAAAAATATCTTAAGAAAAGGATAGCATCATTAAAATATAAATCTCCATATATTCAGGTTATGGATTATTTTAAAAAGGTAGTTTATGACAGGTATTATAATTTTATAGATATTATTGGTATAATTGATAGTATATCAATTGATAATATATATAAAGTTAGAGATAATTTAAAAGGAGATTTAAAAGAACATTGGTCAGAATTACTTTTTTATGGCAATATATCTCTAGATATGATTGATAGTATAGTAAAATCTCACAAAGATTTATTTTCCGGAAAGGCACAGGTAAAACATTCTAATATTATTGAGGCACATGAAGGAGATGAGGAGATATATATTAGGAAAAGTTTTAATATTAATGACAATAATTCAGCGGTATTAATATTTTTTGAGTTTGGAAATATAAATATATCAGACAATATAAATTGGGAACACAAGTACAATCATTTATTAGTAATTGATAGTATACTAAAAGATAAGTTTTTTAACAAGTTACGCTCAGAGGAACAACTTGGGTACATTGTTAAAACTTTTATCGGATCACCTGGAAATATTAAAAATCCTAAATATGGAATTTATTTTTTAATTCAATCAGATAAATATCCGACATATATATTAAGGAACAAAATAAAACAATTTATTAAAGATTCATATAATGATATATTAAACATAAATCAAGATAATTTAAATAAGCACAAATCGTCTGTAATTTCTAAATTAAACAAGGAATGTGATAATTTATATGAGGAGTTTAAGAAATTTTATGATATTATAACAAGAGGTATTAATAATTTTAATTATAGGAGATCTATGATTGATTATATGAACAGTGTAAATATAAATAGTCTAGAAAATATGTACAAGAGATATTTATTAGACAGACACACAAGAATTGTAAGAATTATTGAATATACAAGAACAAATAAAAATTGATATGTGAAATCACTGATATTGTATAGTTCTTATTATATTTATTTACAAATTTTATGGGAAAGAATTCAGGTAAAGGATATAGAACTGGACCAGTTAAAAATAGAGTTCAATCATATAATCCTAAGACTGGAATGTATGTCAAGAGAGATACAGAAACAGGGAAAATATTAGGATGTAAACAGACTCCGTATAAAAATGTTAGAAAATACAGTAAAACAGAAAAAAAATAATGTTAGAAAACATGGCAAAATATGATAGTGTATAATAGATATGTCAAATTATGATAAATATGATTTTTTTTATAAATTATATGAGGGAGCATCTACTGTAGA